GTGCACTTGCCGCACATGCTTGTTGGCGCCGCCATCTGCCGCTGATGATTTCGGGACCATGCCGCAATCGAACGCAGCCAGGATCGCCTCCCGCATCCGCGCGTTCTCGGCGGCGAGGCGGTCGCGGTCGGCTTCGGCGCGCTGCGTTCGCCCACGCCACACGTTTATCGCCTGCGCGTTATCATCCCGCTCGGCGGCGAGGGCGTCGATCATGTTTGCCGCCGCCTCACCGCCGCGTCGCCACGTTCCGTCGAAATGCTTGAGTGCCGCCTTAATCCTGGGGATGCTGGTGTCGATGCTCATTCGACCCTCCCGAGCGGCGAGGCGGCGAGCATGCGCCGCCATGTGCCGCACGCGACAATGGTGCGCCCAGGTGGCGCGAATGGCATGTCGCGATAGCCTGCCTGCCGCATCGCCTCATCCGACTCCGCCATCACCTCGCGCACGACGCGCAGGGCGGCGCGGGCATCTGCTCTGGCGCAGGTGCGCGCGAGTTCTGTGCCGTCCTCCCAAGAGAGGCGCGTGAAGCCGGGAAAGGTGCCTTCGCGGTTCTCCCAGATTGCCCGCGCCACCTTTTCCACCAGGTCGGGGGTCATACCGCCACCTCCGCAAACTTCGCCAGCGCGGCCTGCACCGCGTCATCCACCCGCGCCGCCAATTCCGGCCGCGTCTCGGCCAGCCTTGCGCGCACCGCAACGGCGCGCTTGCTCGCGGTGATCGCCTTGAGCACGTCTTCATCAGGCGCGGCGTTCACGGCGGCGATCAAATCCTCCGTCGCAACCGCCGCCGCGTCCTCGACAACAAGCGGGCGCACCTGAAACGCTTTCCGCACGCCCTTCGTTGCGGTCAAAGGCATCACCAGCGGCGCGTCGATGTGCGACAGATGGCTGATACGAATGCCGCCGACTTCCAGCCCGCCCCACTTCACCGAGGCGTCGCGGTAGAGCGTCATGGACCGACCGACATAGGTTTTCGCATCCGCCGTCCAGGCCGCGACCATGACGCGGCACATGGACTTGCACGGCCGGTAAACCTTGCTGTCCCCATCGAACGCAATGGAAACCGGCTGCTCGGTGCCGGGGCGAATGTCCACGCTCGAAATGCGGATCGTGCGCGGCCCGGCGATCAGGTCATCCGCGTTGATCTGATCCGACTTCGGCACGATGACGGCGCTCATGTCGTTCATGCGAACATCTCCTGCTCGACCCGACGCTCGGTCGGGATCAGGTTGTTTTCGGCCAGCGCCTGGCGGTATTGCGCCCAGCGCATTGCAAGGCGATCCTCGAAACCGCGCGCAGCCTCAAGGATCGCATCCTGAATGGCTTCGTCGGCTTCCACGCGGATCGGGCACAGCGGCAGGCCGGCGGAATACGAGACGAAATCGCACCACGCGCGGTCCGTCACCAGCAAGCCCGTCTGCACTTGGATCGTGAAATCGTCTGGCATTGCGCCATCGGTGATGGTCTGCACCTGGAACCGCTGGCGACGCGACTTGCATTCGATCAGGCCATCGTCACCGACCAGCCCATCCGGCGAATAGCCAATGACGAGCCCGGCGCCGAAATCGCGCGTGATGAAGCCGGCGGTTTCGACCGGGGCGTAGTGCTGCGCATACAGCGCGCGCGCTTCGATCTCGTCAGCCTGGCCGCGCAGCATGTCGTCAGAAACATAGGCGGGTTCGACGTGGCGCGTGATCCGCTGCGCCAGCAATTCCCACAGGTGCATACGCTCGGCGTCATTGCTGGCGGGCTTGAGCGTCGGCGTGATGATGCGCTTCATCTCGCTGGCGGTCAGCAGGCCGCACCTCGCGGCAAGCCATTCGTCGCTGCCTTGGATCAGGTCGCGGTGGTAGGTGATGGGCATTGCGCTAGCGCCCCTCGCGCAGTTTGAAGCCACGGGCCAGCACGCCAAGCGATCCCAAAAGGCGCTTGTTCTCGTTCATCTGATGCGTTTTGACGGGCAACGCTTCGGCCGAGCGCATCTTCATGACGGCGGCGGGGCTGCGCCCAATGATCTTCCCCGTTTCCGCGTATGACGCGCCCGCGTCGAGCATGGCCGCCGCGCGATCTTTGTCCTGCTGCGACCATGCGCGCTTTGCGCGCGCCGGCTTTGCCTTCAAAGGATGCGGCAAAATCGGCGGGCGAGCCAGCACGGTGACGCCGGCGGGAGCGGGTTTTGGGGCGGTCGCCGCGTCAGCCGCGAGCGCCAAAGCCGACCGCGCTTGAGGCGCGACATTCAAAGGCGCGTTCGCCACAAAGGCGGCCATTTCTCGGGCCAGCGCCAAGCCATCTCGCGCGTCCTTCGACGCGGCAAGGGCCAAGCGCAAAATTTCCATGCGGTCCATTGTCATTGCGCATCCTCCACGCGATCCATCGCGAGCGAAAACATCGTCAGGATGTCGATGCTTTCCGTGTTCAGGCCGTCAGGATCGCCGCCAGGACGCGGGCCGGACCAATGCGCCCACGCTTCCTCAAACGAAAACCAGCGGCAGCCGGCGCCGACGCGCCATCCATGATCGGTGGGCCAGAGGAAAAACTCATAGCCGTCCCGGCGCGTCGCGCGGCGAAGCGGGGCGCCGGTTGCGCGACAACCGCCTTGCAGGACGGCGCCACTCAGGTCGGCGCCACTCAGGTCGGCGCCACTCAGGACGGCGCCACTCAGGACGGCGCCACTCAGGACGGCGCCGCTCAGGTCGGCGCCACTCAGGACGGCGTCACTCAGGACAGCGCCGCTCAGGACGGCGTCACGCAGGACGGCGCGCCTCAGGACGGCGCCACGCAGGTCGGCGCCACTCAGGACGGCGTCACTCAGGACGGCGCCGCTCAGTTCGGCGTCACGCAGGACGGCGCGCCTCAGGACGGCGCCACGCAGGACGGCGTCGCCACCGTGCGCCGCCTGAACGCACAGGCGCATGGTGTCGAATTGCCCCTCAAACAGGATGCGGCCCGTCCACCAATGCTTGATCTGGAAATGCGGCATCACACGCGCTCGGACATATGCGGCGCGACCAGGTTCCGCGCGTGGGCCAGCGCAACCAGCGCGTCGCGCATCGCGGCTTCGGCGCGCCGTTCGGCCGGCGCGAGCGTGCAGCGATGCCGGAACAGGTCGCCGAGCGCGTCGCCGAGCGCATCCATTGCCGCGCCGATGTGCGTATCGGCCTGGCAGACGTGCGCCGCGCGGGTGAAGGCGTCGCTGTGGGCGGGCGCGGTTGTGCGAACGATGGCGATGTTCATGGCGGCGCTTTCGGGTTCGGGGTTGCAGGTAGCAATGCCGGCGGCTTCGGCGCAGTCGCGCAGTATGGCGGCGGGCGTCCTGGGCGGCGGCGGTTCGCAGCACATCGCCGCCATTGCGCCCTGCACGCGCAGCACCAGCGCCGGATCGCGGTCGCGCCAGTAGCGGGGATCGCGCATGAGGGCGAGCAGCTCGGGCTCAGTCATGGCGGGGCTTCGGGTTGAGTGCGGCGCGGGCGATGCGGCGCAGGGTGTGATAGCCGCCCGCGATAGGGCCGCCGCCGAACAGCATGGGGTCGCTTTTCGCAATGCGATCCAGGACCTCCCGCATCCGCGCGTTCTCGGCCTCGCACTTGGTATGCGCCTCTGCCAGTTTGGCAATGGTGTGGTGATCGCCTTCGCGCTGGAGCAGCAGCCCATCCCGCTCGGCGGCGAGGGCGCGCAAGGTGGCTGCGACATACGGCGATGCAGGCGCGGGGCCGCGCGGCTGCTCCATGATGGTGGCAAGCCGCTCTACCAACTCGGGACTGGTGTCGACGCTCATTGCCCGCGCGCCTTGGCGATGGCGGCGCGGGCCATCGGCCAGCAGCGCGCCGCGTCGGGGTTGCCCGGAGGCAGGCCGTCGGGCGCGCCCCAACATGATGTCATCGCATCGTCGTAGGCGCACAGCGCCGCCAGCATGTCCGGCGCGGCGGCGATCAGTAACGCGTCGCTGGCGTCCGTTGCTTCGCCGCGCTCGCCGGCTTGTTCGCTACTGAACAAGACGCGCGCGACTGTCCGGCCATGCGCAGCCACCTTGATGTATCGGCCGGCTTCGCTTTGCCCCGTGACGGCCCAAGGCCCCTCGGTGTGCTTTCCCGCGCTCACGACAGCCTCTCCCCAATCGCCTGCGCCTCGGCAAGCAGGTTGAACATCTGATCCAGCAGCGGCTTGTCGTCCGCGCTCCATTCGGCCGCGCGCTTGTCCAGCGTGACAGACAGCGCCTCGGCCAGCGCAAAACAGGTCGCGCCACGTGTCGCGGCGACTTCCTGCGCGTGAGCCTCATCCGCCGCGTCGCACTCGGCGCGCGTCGGGTTCGGCAGGCGATGCTGCGGGGCGGTGTCGTGGAACATCAAACAACC